GTGGTTTTTCTTAGCGACTGGTTGTAAGCCAGTTTGGGGTGCTTGTTCTGTTCGAGCGTCTAGGGTGCAACACCTAGGAGCGCGAGAACGTCGGTTGCGATGGGTGCGGCTTTGGCAGCGAGGTCTACAGCGGTCTTCACATAACGGCCAACCTGTGCGGACAAGGGTCCCGCACCTTGGTCATGCCACGTCTTGGATGAATCGAGGCTACCAGAGGTTGCGGACAGGTCGGTGATGGCAGCGTCCATGACAGCAGTGCCAGCGGCTTCACGCCTGTAGAGGGACTTCCCAGCCACCTGATATCCACGCATCTCGTAAATTGCGTTTATGGAGATCTGGAGCTCTTGAGGGGAGGTGGTCCCAGCCACCTTGGGGTTCTTGCAAACGGCAACGAGTTCGGAACACTGTTTGTCTGTGATTGCCGACATGGCTGTCTCATAGTGTGTGAAGCCTTTGAGACCGGAGCAACCTACGTTGAGTGCATCAGTTTCTGAAGCTCCTTCATCAAAGCCACCAGTGTCTTGGGGATGCCAGAGGATCTCTAGGTACTCACCATCATTCATGTCAAGGTCATGGAGTGTGGTTCCTTTGAGTCCAGCGACTGTGTCGAAGTCGAAGCCGAGCCATGCGCCATAGCTATGGCCGGGTGACTCGGCGAGGGCGATCACGCCACCCCGGTACATGGATGGTGTGACGTTACGGATCCTGACCACGCATGCAGTCAGTCGCCAGTTGAGGGCGTCCTGGTCCGTGAGGCCGGCCACATATGGTGTTTCAATCCAGTTGACCGGGCCAGCACCAGCCGCAGCTCCTATCACTGTTCCGGTGTAGGTGCCGTCGGTCACGGTGGCCACGTTCCTGTCTCCGTACGGTCCAGCGGCGCCAGGGCAAACAACTATCCAGGAGATCGGGGGGCCTGAGGTCGAATGGCAGGTCATGACGGTGTTGGCTCGGTAGCGTTTCATGGCCACCATGCCTGCTTCGTAGGTTGGTTGGACAATGGGATGGGCGATGGACAGGTCCAGGGTGGGATCAGCGAGCGTAGCAGCGTACCTCATGGTTGCAGAGGTCAGGTGCCTAGCCTGTGCACTCTTGGAGTACGGCAGGCCATCACATGAATACCCTTCTCGCTCGGCGAGGTTCTTGGTGGTCCAGTTCTTGAGAACGCCCTTACCCAAAGGCTGATGGGAGTTTGAAGCCCTAGCTTGTCGATCTTTCTTGGTCATACGCTTGTCTCGTTCAAGGGCGTCGCGTTCACGGACGATCTTGTCGACACCCCGTCCACCTCTGGAAGCGGGCCTGGGGCGTGGTCTTTGCGTAGATGACTTGCTCTTCGGGGTTACCTTTTGGTCTGTCTTCTTCTTTTGCTTTTGGTTTGGCATTGCGTTTGTTGTGTTTTCTTTCAAGCGCCCAAGTTGTGTTGGGCAGGGGCTCGAGAAACAAGCGGGGTTGCAAGCCCTTGTGGGCTTGACAATGTCTAGTTCTATAGTCTTTACGGACTCACAGTTTTGGATGCTAGCCGTGATGGCCACTAAGGGTGGCCGTCCTTGAGCCTGGAGGCGGCTCACGTTACAGCGTCAACTGTCTTTGCTTTTGGTTTGCGCCTCGTGGCACGCGCAGTCTTAGCTTTCTGCGCCTTTTTGTTTGTTCCTTGGTTCCTTCGGCCCTTCCCCTTCCCCTTTCCGGGATGCCCTGTTCCTCGCGCCTTCTTTTGCACGCGGGGTGGTTGTACGGGTACAGCCCCCAGCCCAGCTTCGGGTGAAGGAAGAACTGATGCTTCGTCCTCAGATACTGCTTCTTCCTCCTTTCCTTTTCCGCTTGCCGTCGCGAGGTTCTGTCCTTGCCCTTCAGGCTTGGGAGAACCTTTTGGAACGACGGTTTTCCACTCACTTCCGTGTGATAGCGATACAAATTCAAACGACTTTGTGGTGGATCTAGTGTCGTGTAGAATCTTTTCGGGGACTTCTCCTGCCGGTAGATGAGGTCCAGCTCCAACGAGCTCTCCATCAACAGACACAGGAATGGTGGAATAGGGGGCAACGACGGCCAGATTGCCGCAGTAAGGGATGTCGAGAATTTCAGCCAGTGTCGTCGCTCGTCCAACGTAGTCCTCGATAATGTCGATGTCGATGCGAGGGTCGACCACGTGGTCCATCCAATTTCCTTCGTTTGCATTTGGATACTGGTTTTCAACGGGATGGTTTGCTGCCCACCAGGACATAAGCTGTTCGTTGACCTTGAACTTGAGTCCGGATGACTCAGCAAGCTCGACAACCTTACGCGCTAATGGACCAATCCCGGGCGTGTTTGAGTCGGTGAAACACAATGAAAGGGCTTTCGAGTAAAGCTTCTCCTCTGGGGTGCAAGTGAAACCTTTCCTCGTTCTCGTAAAGTTCGCCATGGCTCTGACGATTTTGGAACAACTGTCTGGACAACCGAACCAGACCATGTTACTATAGTCTCTAGACAGGAACTCGACCCCCCATTCACCACGTTTGACGATGGCGGATTTAAGGGACAGTCCTAGAGACCTGCAGGCACGTTCGTGACACTTCGCTGACAAATTGGCTGTTAAGCCATCGTCGCCCAGGAGGATCCCGGGCATGTCAAAGCACTCCTGTGGGGTCCGTGAGTCTTCAAATTGGTATCTGAAGCCCAGGAAAACGCAGAATTTGTTTCTAATCGCCTGGATGATGGCGGTGAACATGCACCCGGAGCCTTGACTGTACCCTTGGTGATACTTGGTCGAAGACTTTCCAATGCACCTGTTGCCATACGTCCTCTTCAACATTTCCTCAAGCTGCTTGTGGAATTTTGGGTGGAAGAGTTCCTTGAGAAGATAAAGGTCGAAATATCTCAAGAGTGGACTAATTGTACCGTCCATCTTTCTGTAGTCGGAAACGTTAACTTCATCAGCGTCCATGCATATCTGGGTCACGGCGCTGGCGATTTCGAGGGGTGTCAGTCCTCCGGCGTAGGCACTATATCCGTATACTCCACTCTCAATCTCAGAGAAATGGTGGGACAAGCGTGCGGCAAAGCCGGCTGCATCAAGTTTCTGTTTGCCTGGGAAGGTGGTGATGTTTCTCGCCGCCTTGAGGTCCTGGTTCATCTCTGCTTTCAGAAAGCAACGCAGAGGCTCTCTTTTTCCTTGGTGCTGAACTTCATCATCTCCGTCAAGGTATATCTGGAGAGCTCGATCGTTCTTGGCATGTGCTAAGACCTCGTCATGGTTGTACGGGGTCAAACTGTGTCTGCCTTGGTTGTTTTGCTTACCACCGAAAAGTTGGACAAACTCCTTTACGTAACGATAAACATGTGGGTTCATTTGCATGTCAGAACGAACCTCACATACGCGTTTGAGAATTGCCACCTGCTCATTCGCGCGTGAATTCCTGTGGGAGAATCCGGCCCCTAACACCAGATCGTTCATGTATGGTTCCATCATGGCTGGTGCGTCATCATCTATGCTGTTTGGGTCTACGACAAATTCGACGACATTCGCGCTCCTACTTCTATTCGGGATAACTACTCGTGCGTCTTTGATCTTTGTCTG